TCTTGTTGATTTTCGCGTTCCGCCACGTGATGAGTCGCGGGATCGCGAGGAAGTGGATGAGGTTCTGGATACGGCGTCCGAGTTTAATGAGCTCGAGCTGGATGCCTGCGAGCGTCTCGGGGATGCTGCGACTCCAGAAGCCAATCGGATCGAGCGACGGGCGGTAAAAGAAGATGGGGAAGTAGTCGTACGGCCACGGACGGTCGACGAGCGTCACTCCGTCGATGGCAACAACGTGGCGACCGTCGTGTCCGCAGTCGACATTGGGATCGAACTCGCCCTTCTCGTTCAGCCCGAACGACTTCTTGTCGTCCAAGTCGACGCGCCCCGAGGGACGATGCCAGCCTTCCCACACCGCAACGAGGTCGCTCGTCGCGCTGCCCATCGACGGCGAAGCGAACATCCAGTCGTCGGGACACGCGGGCGCGTTCTTGATGGCCTCCGCGTGTGCCGGGAACATGTCGATGAGCACCTGCCGATCGACTGGCTGTCGATGCAGCATCTGCCGCGGGTCACCCGAGCGCGCCTCCTCCTCGGGCACGAAGCACTCCCACGAAAACACGCGGTCGGCGATGACGCGGTTGTTCTTGAAGTCCACGACGAGCTTGACGCCGCCGCCCTCGAACAGATGCCCATCTTGGCAGACGAGGAAACCCTTCTCGTCGTAGATGCCGGCGGCGAAGAATGCGCCCTCCACGGCCTTCGTGATGCCCTCCGCGCGCTCGCGCATGGTCGCGTCACCGCGCGACGTGAGCGCGAAGCAACGAACCTGCTCGCGGAAGATGTGCGCCGTCTTCGTGTCCGCGCACGACTGGATGACGTTGATGAACGGCGGGTCCTCGGCGAACATCGCGTCGAGCATCAGGCGCGATCCGCGAAGGCTCTGGCGCGCGTTGCCGTGATAGAAAAAGAGCGCCGCGTCGGCGCGCGAGCGTCTGTCCTCGCCTTGCTCGGCAAAGAGCTCCTGCCCGAAGGCGAAGAGCGCCTTGCCCGGGTCGAGCTCGTGCGGCACGTCGCCGTCGAAGCCGACTACCCATTCACGCGCCCACCAAGGTCGCTGTCTCATGACTCCTCCGCTCCCATCGGCTTGTGCTTCGCGAGCAGCTTCGCGGCAGCCATGTACGGTTCATCGATCGGATCGTCGACTTCCGGCTCGACCGGGAACGTCGGCGGCGCCGACTCGAACTCGACTTGCAGCAACGCGCCAGAGGCATCGAAGGATGCTCTCCGTACGCCGCGCGCCTTCAGCGCATCCAGGGTTTCTTCCAACGTCATGACCAAGCCTTTGCTGCGTTCTGCCAAGGGTCATCACCAGGCGGAGTGAAGTCGGGATCGTCCTCTTCCTCCGTCGGTTTCACGTAGTCGCGCGCGATGGGCTCTTCCGGCGCGTTCATCATGCAGAGCCCGACGGCGGTGAAGAAGTCGCAGTGCCTTCCGTCGCCGCTGGTAGGGAGATGAACCATCGGGCGCGCGGAGCTGTTGACCAGCTTCTTTTTCACGCGCACGAGATCTTCACGGAGCTCGCGCATCGGCGGGAGCTCGAGTGCGTTGTCCTCGAGCGCGGTGCGGATGGCCATCGCCATCGTCCACTTCAGGTCCGCGTCGATGTTGTGGATGAGCAGGTTGAGCCCGATGTCGTCGGCGAGCGCTTGCAACGCCTCCGCCGAGAATTGGTCCGTGTTCACATCGCTGATGTGGTAGCGGTCGCAGATAGCCTTGATCTCGGCGAGGATGGTCCGAGGATCCATCCCAACGACTTCCTTGCCGCGACGAGCTGCACGCCACTGGCGCGCGAGCACGACGGAGAACTTCCCGACCTCGACCTGGCCGACGATGGTGAACGTCCAAGCCGATGCGCGCGCGCCTGGATCCATCGACGCGACGTAGAAAACGCCCGGCTCTGGCTTCCGCTCGAGGTCGCCGCCTTTCCGGATGGCGCGGTCGAGCGCGAGCGACGAGAAGAGCGCGTCCTCGGGGTCATCGAACTCTGCGAGGACGTCCGTGCGGTACTCCTGCGGTCGCGTGCGCGCGGCTTCCTCGCAGGCTTCTGGCGTCCAGATTGTCGGGTTCAGATCTGCCCCCGGCGCACGCACGATGACGACGTCAGGACCGGGCTTGCCGAAACGCTCCTGCACCAAGTCGTACACGGGCCCGAACGCGGCGTAGGGCGAGCCGATGAGCAGGATCTGCCCGCCAGGAAGGATGCGCAGGCCGACGGCGCGAATGGCTTCATCGAGGTTTTTCACGCCGTCCTCGACGCCGACCATCCTCGGTGCCTCGTCGAAGATGCACGTCGCAATCCAGCGCGACGTGAGCGTCACGCCGTACTTCGCGAGCGCAGTTACGACGATCTCGATGCCGCGCCCCGAGGGGTGACGGAGCCACACGCTCTCGCCCGTCGGCTCCCCCATCATCAGCGACTTGAGGAAGGGACTCGCGCTAAGCGTTCCGACGAGGTGCGTGTACGTCTGGCGCGCGGCGTCCTTCGTGGGCGCCAAAATCGGGATGCGCACCTCGTCGCCGGGCTTCAACCGAGAGACGTCGACGGTCTGCGAGGCAATCACCGCGCGGTCCGCCGCGAGAATCGACTTCGCACAGCGGATCGCAGCGATGAGCCCGAAGATGCGCGGCGGCGTTCCGCCCTGAGGCGGGCGCTTGTACCCGAACGCCTTCTGAATCTCCGGACGCTTCCAGAGTCTGTCCCCGATGGGTCGCCCGTCGATCGCGCGCGTGATGGCGATCTGCAGCGGCGACGCCGTCGTGATGCCGAAACCCTGCGGGTGACGGAAGAGGAGCTCAGTCGTGAGCAACGAAGCGCATCAGACCCGCGGCGGCCAATTCCAGCAGCCAGGCTTCGGCTCGGCGCTGTACTTCACACGGTTGAAGAAGATGCCCATCGGATTGAGCACGCAGACGGTGACTTCGTTGTCCTCGTGCACATCGGTGACGACCGCCGCGCGGGGAACCGACTTGAATTCGCCTCCGGGCGTTCCGTAGGCCTGGTAGTGGACGATTCTTCCGACACTCGGTTTTGGTTCTTGGTTCATTGCATCCTCGCGAAGTAGCGGTCGCGACCTGCCAGAATCTCGCGCACGACGTCGTCGAACAGGCGACGAACGAAGCCATCGTGACCGTAGATGGCGATCTTCTCGTCGGCGTCGGCGTACTTGATGGTCGTTTCGTAACGCCGGCCAGCCTTGTCGCGCGCCAAGATGACGTAGCCGTCGCGCTCGCCCGTCTCGACGACGCGCGTGATGTTGATGCCATGAGCCTTGAGGCTCTGGTTGCACTGCTGCACGAGCGCCGCCTTGAACTCGGCCTCCTGCCGGTCGAGCTTCTCGCGTTCGTGCGTCGTCTCCGCGTCCTGGAACACGATGCTCGACGGGCGAGTGTGCAGATTGTCGAGCACGTCCTCGAAGTACTTCATCAACTTCGGCGTGTCGTGCTCGCGGATGGCACGGTTCACGTCAGCCGCGAGCGCATCGATCTCCTTCGAGCTCTCGCTCTCGTAGTCGTTCGAGTCGTCATCGAGAACGGCTTTGCTCACGGTCGCGCTCCTTGTTCACTTCGACCAAGGCGTCGACGAGCATCGCGTGGCGGTACTCGTGGAATGACGGACCAAAGACAGGCCCACGCTCCTCGATTACCGTCGTTCCGTCCGCGTAGCGCAGCACGGCCATGACGAATACGGGCGTGTTCACGCTTCCTCCCAATCGCACGAGAGCAAGTCCGTTTGCGACGCGAGCCACGGGACGAACGCGCCATCCGCCGTGAAGAACATCAGATACGGCAGGAACCGGCAGACAGTCCCTTGAGGGATGCCTGTCGCCTCCGCCGTGTTCGCGTTGATCGGAATGCCATCCGGGTAGCCCTTCTGGAGCACGACGAACATCCCCTTCCCATTCCACCCATTCCACCCAGCACGCCGGAGCTTTGCCCCTTTGCGCAGCCGAGCGAGTGCCGTTTCGAAACCGAAGAGTGGTTCGTTGGTGTTCATTGCATCACCTCGTGGTCGGCGTCCGTGCAAGAGAGCGCGCCGTGCGCGAGCTCGTGGGTGAGCACCTCGGCGAGCAGCAGGCGACCGTGCTGCGGGTCGCGCGCGCGGCGGTTGATCTCGCCGACGTAGATGGTGAGGTAGCGCACGCCCGCGGCTGTCGAGCACTTGCCCAGTACCGGTGAGCGGCTCACGAAGTCGATGAGCAGAATCGGCGGCGTCGACGCGCCTGGGTTCTTGAACTGGTGTTCGAGCAGCGCATCCTCGACGCCCATCAGATACTCGCCAGTTGGTGAGTGCTGCCCGCCGAGCGCAGCACACCCGTAGAAGAGTGTGATGGTAACGAAGGCTACCAGCGCCGTGCGGATGCACCTGCACCAGAGGTTGAACTCGCCGCACTTCGCGCACGGGTTCATCGCTTTCCCTCCGGGCAGACGACGCAGCGGATGACGGCGAGCTGGTGCTCGAGTTTCAAGCGCTCGCGGAGAAGCTGCTGCTCGCGGTCAAGTGATGCGCGGAGCTGCTCGTGCGTGAGACGCAGCTCGCGTTCCAGCTCGGCGATGCGTTTGCCCTCGCGCGGCGGAGCGAAGCCGCAAGCGTCGCACGGTCCGGACCGCAAACCACAGGAGTGAATCGGACCGACCGGAGAACGGTAAACCTCTCGCTCCCGCTCACCGGCGGCGTACACGGGCGGTTCGGGCTGGTTGTGCCAGTTCACTTGACGCTCGCGGGGTCGTAGTCGGCCGTCTTCACGCACGCCCAAGGGATGAGCTTGTTCACAAGGCTCTTCCCTTCGCCCTTCTCGGCTCTAACTCCCCAGGGTGTTCCGGTGAGAGTCCAGCCGCCTTGCGCGCCGTCGCCGGCCGACGTGAGACAGGACGCAGTCGGGTGTCCCTTGATGCTGATCTTGACGCTGAGGTCAACTCGCAGAATCTTCATCGAACTCGCCTTTCTCGATGGGCGGGAGCAGGTTCTGTTTCGTCACCGTCGCTCCCGCGAATTGCGGACGCAGGTTGTGGTTCGCCTCGCGCGGAGGCGGCGGCCCGTAGCGCTCTGGGTCGATGATCTCGAGCATGCGGAGCGCGAGCTTCGGATCGCTCACGGCGTGAGTGCGCACGACCTTGAGCAAGGCGCGCTCGGCAATCACCGTTGCGCGCTGCAGTGCTTCGAGGAACGACCGATAGGGCTCGGTACCCTTCTCAGCTTCCTTCGTCCACCGCTGAATGGTCGAAGGGCTCACCGCGAGTCCGGCGAGCGCTCGCCGCGGAGTGAGTCCCTCGGTGACCCAAACGACGACTCGCTCAGCGAGCGGTAGCGTCAGCTTGCGTGCTTCGCTGCCCGGTGCGCCGTGCTCTACCCAACCCGCGCGCAGTGCTTCCAGGAGCTCGACCAGCGCGTCGCCGGAGTCGGTAGGGACTCCGAGGCCCTCGGCGCTCTTGCTCGCGTCAGAGGCGGCAGCTTGCCGCTCCGCGAGGCGCGCAGCGCGGTCAGCCTCGGTGACGCGCTTGCGGGGCACTGGCCAGCTCGGTGGGAGCGGCCAGGGGTACACGGGCGAGCGAGACGTATTGGCGTACGGTGTTCGGCTTCAGCGCGAGTCGGCTGGCGACTTCATCGTGAGAGCGACCGGCGCAGACGAGAAGGACGGCAAAACGATGAGCGGCGGCGAGAGACGCGACACGCTCGACGGTGATTGGACGGCCGGGCTTGCTGTGCAGATACTTCTTACCACGGGGGCGCCCGGTGTTGCCCGGCTTCCGTCCGACGCTGCGGCCCTTGAGTCGCATGTCGCGCATGTTGTCCTCGTGCGTGCCGAGGTACAGGTGCTCGGGATTCACGCACGGCGGGTTGTCGCACTTGTGCAGGACGAACATGCCGGTCGGAATCGGACCGAATGCACGCTCGTACGCAACTCGGTGTGCGCGTTCCTTCTTCGCGCCGACGCGAACCTTCCCGTAACCCTTCGGAGTGCGGTAGCCGGGCCACTCCTCGCAGGGGGTCTGCAGATTTCTAAATAGGGGCCCCGGCAAACCCCCTCCCCGGGGGTCGGAAGGGGAAGTGGGGGTGTGGGGCGGGGTGGGCCGGTGTGCGCTCATGTAGGTAACTCGAGTCGGTCGGCCGGAACTGAACACCGAACACTGTACGCGCGGCCACTGAACATGGCAAGTGTCCCGTATTCTCGGGACGCAATCGCTGGATTCATCAATGGTTTCAAGGGTTGGCTTTAGCTAGGCCAGCCGGCGCTCGGTGGTTACCATCACGGATGTTCAGTGGAGTCGCATGTTCATGCATCACTAGTAGGCCCGGTGGCCCGAAGTCCGGTGGAAACGTCCGGTGCGCCCTAAAGGGCGGGCGCACCACCGGACAAGGTTTCCACGAGCCACCGGACAATCACCGGATAGTGATTTGGCCGATCCGGACTTCCACCGGACCACCGGAGATCTTGTTTTCGGCTTCACCGGACGTTTCACCGGAGTAACAACGCATCATTCCAGCTCCTAGACGTCATCTCCGGTGAAACTCGTGGTCGGCTGGTACCGTTTTGCCTTCCCAACGGTCTCAATCCACACATCTTTTGCACTCACAAGAGAATTCAGAGCTGCTCGGTACAGCTGCCGGTTGTCCTTCCCGATGCGCGCCGTTCTCTCGAGCATGTCGGAGGAGATTCCGGGCGTGTCCCGGATGATGGCGAGCACCCGAGAAGCCATCTCGACCATCGGATCGATCTTGACAACGACCGGCTTTTGCTCATCGACGGCCACGACCGCGAGCCCGCGACGCAGGCTCCCGCACTCCGACCGAATCCGCTTGACATCTGTAATTGAAGCAATCTCTGCAGGTATCTCCTCCACAGGAACAGACGGATCGATAGCATTCAAGAGGAATGGCTCGACGGTATCACCGGTAAAGCGCGCCTTCTTGTGTCGCACCTGCACGGGGTCGTGCATAGTGCTGCCGAGCTTCTCGAGCTCGAACACGGACTCGGCGCCGTCGAAGATGGCCGTCGAACCACGAATGCCGGAGCCGCTGACTTCGCCCACGTCGTTCTTGCTCGGCTTCCTACCGTGGTGGATGACGAGCACGGTGCAGCCCGTACGCATCGAGATCTGCGAGAGCTTGTCGAGCCACGTGCGAATCTCCGAGCTGTTCTCGTCGACAGTCGGAAATGCGCCGCGGAGAGCGTCGATGATGCACAACTTCCGACCGACGCAGAGCTTCTCGAGCTCGCGCAGTGAGCCCGGAGCGTCGAGATACGGCTTGGTCGTGTTCGCTACCACGTCAAGGTTGTCCCAGAGTTCACCCCACACGTGCATCGCGAGCGCGAGCCGCTGGTAGCGCAGGACGGTCAGGTGCGCACCCTGGTCGTAGTCGACGTGGACGACGCGCCCCTGAGAGGCCTCGAATCTGTTCCAGACGAGCCCGATGCCCGTGGCGATGGTCGCAGCCATGGCCTGCACCGAGAGCGTCTTGCGGCTGAAGCCGAGGCCAGCAACGAGCGTGTAGGGACCCGGGCCGATGCCGAGCGCCTCGACGAGGAACTCACGGTCCGGCAATCGCTGAGCAAGAGACGCGCCGGTGAGCACCTCGAATCGCTTCCCCGCCCGGTCGGCGACGACACGCTCGAGTTTCTCGCCGACCTTGCCGAGCCACGCATCCACGTCCGGGATACGACCTGAACGGGCTTCGATTGCCAGCGCTGTGAGTTGCTCCTCGGCGCGCCTCAACCGCGCGAGGTTGTGGACGATGCGCGCCGAGGCCTCCGGGTCGCCCGCGAGGCCAGCGAGATTGCCGATGTACGTCGTGCCACCGACGCGCTCGAGTAAACCGTGGGAGCGGAGACGCGCAACGAGTGAGCGAACATCGAGAGCGCCCTCCGCACGGAGCGCGACTACGTGCTCCCACAGGACGCGATTCGAGTCGAAGTAGAAGTCCGGCGGAGAAACGATGGCCGCGCTGATATCGACCGTTTCTGGCTCATGCAGCGCGGCCGATAGGACGACGCTCTCGGCGTCCTCGTCACATGGGAACGGGGGCCGCTGTTCCGGCATCGTGAGGCGAGTCGATGCGGCCCATCAGTTCGCCTTCGCAGTCGGTAGTGGTTCTTCTGGCCGGTCGTGAATCACCGCGACGTCGGCGATGCTCCTTCCTTGAGCGTTGTTCAACATGTCGACGAAGATGCGCATAACGCCGACCGGACTACCCGACCGCTGTATAACTGCGCTCATGAGAGCGGCCGCTACACCAACGACCACTGTATCTGTGCAGCATCCACCGACGTCTTCCGGGATCTGGTCGACTGCGGCACGCGCTGCCTTCGTGGACAGATCCATCAACTCTTCAGGTGTAAGGTGTTTCATGATTGTTCCTTCCCGAGGGTCGCCGCGTAAGCGCGCTCCCATCTGCGTTTCTCAAGCTTCGTGTTCGTGTGAGCCATGTGCTCGGCGAATAGGCGCTCCTCGAGCACTGAGCAGCGCATGCACTCGTGCGTATGTTGCCTCGGTCGGCGCATGCACAGCCCGAGAGTGAGCAGCAGGGCGAACAGCAGGAACGGGTTCATCAGAACAGCTCCTGCGTGACCGCCGGGAACAGCGACTGCTGCCTGTTCGCGTTCTCGAGGTTGCGTGTCGCCTGCTCCCAGTACGAGCGCTTGAGCTCGCAGATGACGGCGCGGCGGCCCATCTTCAGCGCGCACACGCCAGTGCTCCCGATGCCGCCGAACGGGTCGAGCACGTTGTCACCCGGATTCGACCAGAGCTCGACGCATCGCTCAATCACCTGCGTTTGCAGCGGGCAGAGGTGCGCCTCATCTTCGTCTTCGCGCGCGCTCTTGCCCTGCAGTGTTCGCGACTGATCGATATCCATCCAGACGGGTGACGCCACCTGCTGCCACTTATGCACCGGGTACTCTTCCTCGGTGTGCGAGACCGGCTCGGGATTCTCGCCTGGCTTCCTGAACGCGACGAGGTAGTCGGCGATGCCGCACCGACTCATCGTCGAGTCCTTCTTCAGCTGCTTCCAGAGCAGCCCGAGCGCCTTCGTGCGCTGCATCGCCGTGACTGGGTCTTTCCAGATGGCCGTCTCGGAGTGGAAGATCCAACCGCCGTCCACCATCGCGCGCACCACTTCACCGCGGAAGTCGTGCAGCCCAATGAAGCCGTCGCGCGTCTTCGACGACGGGAGGATCATGCAGTGGATGGCCGCGATGCGCCCCGGGATGGTGACGCGCTTGAGCTCGGCCACCCAGAATGCGAATTGCTCGAAGAACTCCGCGTGCGAGCGGCAGTTTCCGAAGTCGCGGTCACTTGCCGAGTACGTGAATAGCGACGCGAACGGGATGCTCGTCACCGTGAGGTGTACCGAGCTCGACGGCATCGACCGCATAAGCTCTACGCAGTCACCCTGCGCCGCCGCCCACCCGTTGCCCTCCTTGTAGTCGAGGACCTTCACGGCGTCACCACCTTCAGATTCTCAGCCTCGGCCCTACGCATGCAGTCGCGCGTGCCGACGCTCTCGCTGTCCGGGAAAGCTGCAACCGTCACGTCGGCGCCATCCTTCGCGAAGGCGCGCGCGACTTTGACCATCACGCCGTTGCGCTGCATCCCGGCAGCGCGACCAGCTCCGAGCCACGGAGCCTGACCAACCAACGCCGTGATGCTGTGTGTGTTCGCCCACGTGCGCGCCTCGGCATCGACGCCACGAGCGCACCCGACGATGACGATGTCTGGCTTGAGCTTGTCGAGGTAGCTGAACACCTCGACTGCGCGTGTCGGCCTGCGGGTGCCAGTAACTAGAACGACTTTCATAGGCCGCGCTCCTTGAACAGCTCCGTTCTCGTCGGCTTGTTCATCGCTTCACCCGCTGCATCAGCCACTCGTGCCGCGCCTTGATGTTCCGCGCGTCGTCGAGCGCATTGTGCGCCGTGCCGACAATGGGAACTGCTGCTTTCATCTCATCGGCGAGCCCCAGTCGCTTCGCTTCCTGGATGAGGTCCCTGCAGAACATCGGAAAGCCCTTGGGCAGATCTACCATCGCGCCGAAGAGCTGACAGAAGAGCACCCAATCGTAGTCGGCGTAGTAGCCCCAGAACTCCGGAGATGGGTCGGAGCCGACCAAGATCTTGATGGCGCGCGCAACGTTCTCGCGCGAGGTCCTGACGTTTTGAGCGTGTATGTGTGGTAGGACATTCGCCCGCACCCAATCGTTCGCGTGCGCTGTCGACCATCCGTCTGCGAGCGTCCGGTACAACTCTCGGTCGTCCTCCGCCACGATCGCAATCGAGATGAGCTCGATCGGGTGCTCGTGCCCGCGCTCGTTGAATTCCGTGTCGATGTAGTACTTCATGCTGCCTCTGTCTTCATCCACTTCGGCCACTTAACCTCGCGCGTCGGCTCGTACGCGATGGTTTCGCGCACCGACGCGCCGAGCGATGCGCGGACGTACCGCGCAACGAACTTGCTGGTCTCGCTCGACAGCTCAGCGGCTGCCGCAGCCTTGAGCTTGAGCGACTCGACGACGCGGCCCTCGAGTTCGCTCGTCACGATGTGCACGTCAACGGAGCCATCGACGCCGAAGCGCCAGCTCCGCCGCACCGCCTGATAGAACGCCTCGAACGAATGCGTCACACCGCAGAACACGACCGTGCGCGCGAATTGGAAGTTCAGACCGAACCCGCAGAGCGACGGCTTGCTCACGAGCACGCGCTTCTCGCCGGCGACGAACGCGCGGATCGCTTCCTCCTTCTCGTCGTCCGACATCGATCCGGTGAGCTCGACGGAGTCGTCGATGGCCTTCGCCAACGCCTTGCTCTCGTCGTTCAGGTCACACCAGACGATGACGTGGCCGCGAGCGCTCGACGTGTTCGCGATGTCGGCTGCGATCTGGACGCGGCGTGAGAGCGACCCCTTGCGCGCGCGCCGCTGGTCGGTGAGCGTCTCGGCCGCCTGCGCGAACAGCAAACCCGTAGCGTGCGCCTGTTGGTGGTCAGCCGGCACGACGTGCTCGTGATAGACGAGCGGCGGGAGCAGGTAGCCCTCGTCGCTGCAGCCGAGGTCGCTCGGCATCTTCACGATGGCGCCCCACGAGCAAACCCACTTCCAGAAGAGCTCGCGCGCGTGACCCTTCAGTCGCCAGTCGCCCGTGTGCGATAGGTCGTTGATGAAAAAGGTCGCGAGCATCTCGGAGTGCTTCATCACCCCGAGAAACTCGGCCTGCCCTCCGAGCTCAGTGTGGTCGTTCGGCGACGGCGTCGCCGTCGCCGAGAGTCGGAACGGCACGTCACGGCACGCCTCGATGAGCTCCGCGCGCGTCTTGCCGTCGAGCGACTTCAGGATCGAACTCTCGTCGAGCGCGACTCCGCTAAACCGCGACAGGTCGAACTTGTGCAGCTTTTGGTAGTTCGTGACGTTGATTCCGTGCTGCACGTCCGCCTGACTCGAACAGATGGTCAACTCCGGGCGTAGGTAGAGCTTCGCCGCCTCGCGCTCGAACTGCTGCGAGACCGCGAGCGGCGCGAGCACGAGCACCGGCTTGCTCGTGTGCCACGCCACCGCTCGCGCCCATTCGAGCACCATCCAGCCCTTGCCCAAGCCGGTGTCTGCGAAGATGGCGGCTCGCCCACGGCGCAAAGCCCACGCAGTGAGCAGTCGCTGATGCTCCTTCAGCTTCGGCGAGAGGGGCGCAGCGCCCGTGATGCCAGTAGCTGGCACCACGAGCGCCTTGCGCGCGATGAAGGATTCGTAGGCGTTCATCAGTCCTCGAACGAGGGCAATTCGACCGGAGCAACGCGCGGCTCGACTCCGCGGCTCTTCAGATTCCGAGAAACGATTCCAGCGCCGACGTCGTTCAGCTCCGAGTCTCTCGGAGACACTGAAGCGCGCTTCAATGTCAGAAGCTCGTGCAAAACCTGAAGCGACTCGACATCGTTCGCTTCGTTTACCATGTCGATGAAGTCGCTGACGTCACGCGCAAGCACCGCATAGAGGCCGATCGCGCGCCTTTCGGATGGTGTAGCCAGGCTCATTCCAGGGCCCCATCGGCGCGCCGGCCTTCGTTCGGGACGACTTGCACGGCGCGATCGTCCCAGAGCTGAGTCATCGCGAAGTCTTTGATGTTCGTGATAGGCAGCACTGTGCCGATGTGGCGCGCGCACCACTTCTCGATCGCGTCGATGGCGGCGTACAGCTCCTGAGCGTTGCGCGATGCGATGCGCGCCGTGAAGATCCGGACATCACGTCCCTCAGCAATCCACTGCCTCACGCGCGCAACCATCGGAGCGATGGGTTCTCCGATGTGCTCAACGCCGCTCCAGCCCTCGTACCTCGCGAGCGTCCCGTCGAGGTCGACGCCGATCCATCCCTGCGAACTCATCACATCACCTTCCCGTGCTTGTGCGGACGTTTCTCGTTGTAGGCGGCCTTTCGAGCGACCTCGGCATCGAGGTCGATGTCGAGCCACGCCGCCATGTCGCAAACGCGAATGATGATGTCGGCGAGCTCAGAAGGAAGTCCGGTCGGTTTGCCATCGGGCTCCGTCTCGCTGAGCAGCTTTCCTTCGCGGAAGTCCTCGAGCGCTTCGCTCACCTCGGAGTGAATGAGGCAGAGTCGCTCGGGAATGTTCGGAGGTCTATCGTAGAAACCTTTGCGGACTGCGCGCTCGTACGATTCTTTTGCGATCTCATTCAGAGTTGCCATTTCTTTTCTCCTTTGGAAGGGATGCATCGGGAACCGAACCGACCGGTTATCCACGCTTGCGCGTGCCGGCGTTGGCGTGGCCACGGGCTCGAAAGTGCGAAAAGAGCCCACGCTGTTACGGCCTCAGTTCCCGCCTGACGCACTTCTTCTTCGGTGCATCCCAGAGTCTTCATAGAGAGCGAGCTTTCTCGAGCAACACATCGAGGTTGTTCGCATCGCTCAGAACTTCCGCGTACCCGCCGAGTCGGTTGACGAGGTTGCGGAACATCTGCTGATTCTCGGCGCGTTTCGGTTCCGTGCGTGCACCTGGCGCCTTGAGCTCGATCGCCGTGAAGCGCCCGAGCGTCTTGCCCACCATCTCGGGAGTCACGAGCACCGAGACGATGGCGATAATGTCAGAACTGCCGACGCACAGTCCGTAAGAGACTCGCTGCACGAGACCTTGCGGCGAGACGAACTCGGCTTGACCGACGTTGTTCCGCCACGCGGCGACACCGTCGGCCTTCCCGAGCGCGAGCCGCACATCCCGCTGGAGTAGCGACTCTTTCATGCTGCCCTCGGTCTTTTCGAATTCGCGAACCACGCAGCGCGCGTGCGCAGTGCGTGACACGGCTCCGGCGCTTCGCGGTCGTGCGGGTACGTTTCGCACTCGCACGAACCCGGCATGCGGCCGCACTCACACCGCGCATCGCAGGTGATGACTGCGTCCTCGAACGGCAGATAGAGAGACCTATCGATCACGTCGTGCGCTCCCGAGATGCCACTGCCGGCAAAACTGGCACCGATACACCTGGAGCCCGCCGCGCATCGACTTGCTCTTGTGCTTCCGATTGCGCACCTGCGAAGCGAGCTCGTGAGACGCGAACGCGACCTTTCCCTGGCAGTGGTCCTCATACGAGACGGCCATCACATCCCTCGCGAATCGAGGAACAGCCGCACAAGGAACGCGAAACACAGGATGCCCACGCACCCGACCACGCACGTAATCATCTCCTCAGACATCACGACCTCCGTGAGGCACAAAACGCGAGAGCCTTGGCCTTGTCTTCCGTCCAGATCTTGTCGAGCGCAGCGCAGTCTTGTTCGCGCGATCGCTTGTCGAGCGGCATATTGTGCGCGCGTTCGCGCTCCGGCATGTGAGTCCCGAAAACGGCATTACGAACGAATCTACGGTGGCTCGCCTGCCAACCCTTCCCGCTCATTGGTTCACCGTGTACGGGATGGGCCGATTCGCTTTGCGCTCGAGTTCATACTTCTCGAGCTTGCGGTAGAGCGTCCGCCGGTCGATGCCGAGCACGCGCGCAGCTTGCACCTTGTTGTCGTTGAGCAGCTGCAACGTCTGCTCGATGTGCGCTTGCTCGACCTGGTCGAGCGTCATGATGGTGGTGTCTTCGTCAGCTGACATTTGCTTCCTCCTTCAACCAAGCCGGCGGAGGCCAATGGCCGAACCGCCAGCGGAACCTGTAGGCAGCCCATCCGGGCTTCTTCCCGTCGACACGTGCCTTCGCGAGCTGTCCACGCAAGAAAGCGTGCTTTGCACTCTCGGGAGTGACGTTGTCGACGGGGCGCGCCTCACCGGAGACCTCGCGCACCTCGTGCCGATCGATGGGCCACACGTAGCCACACCGCTCGCAGCTCGGAGCTGTCGGAAACACGGCCGCGCACTGCGGACACTGCCGAATCGGCGGTAGCCCGTCGGCGAGTCGAATCGGGTTCCCGCGCAACGAGAAGACGCGCTCCGAGTCAGGGAGCCCGTGCTCGTACACCGCACCCTTGCAATCGATGAGCAGTGAGCCGCTCTTGCCCTCATGCGGTCGACGGACGCGACCTACCATCTGAATGAACGTCGCGGCCGACTCGCAGCCACGCGCGAGGACGCAGACCTCGACGGGCGGACAGTCCCATCCCTCGGTCAGCACGAACACGTTGACGACGCCGCGGAGACGACCCTGCTCGAGTGCATGCAGGATCTTGTCGCGGTCCTTCGTGTCGCCGTCGACGTACGCGACGCCGTCGCCGAAGCGCGCTGCAAGTTCCTTCCCGTGCGCGCGCGACGCCGCGAAGCAAACGAACGGACGCTCGGCGCCGTGCTTCTCGTACTGCGCCACGGGGTCCAGGATGTTCGTCTTGTCGAGACGGTGCGGCGGACCGATGACGTCGATGGGCACCAGGTGGCCAGCGGCGACGAGCTCGGCATTCGTGGCGACGACTTCGAGCGCATCGAACATGTTGCCGAGCGCGGTGCCATCGCTGCGCATCGGAGTCGCGGTGAACCCGAGCGTAGGAACGCCAGCGTAGTGGCGCGCGACCTGGTTCCACTGCTCGGCGAGGAAGTGGTGGCACTCGTCGGGAATGAGCAGCGTCGCATCGGGGCGAGCCCCGCGCGCGAGTAGCGTCTGAATCGAGCAGACGACCGTGCGCGCGGTCGGATTGAATCCGCCGTTCGCAGCAACCGCGCCGATGTCGCGGAGCCCGGCCTTCCACAGCTTGTCGATCGTCTGTCGCAGCAGTTCGTCGCGATGGACGAGCACGACCGTCCGCCCTCCGCGCTCGCTGTGTCCTACCGCAGCGATCGCAATCATTACCGTCTTGCCGGCGCCCGTCGGCGCGACCAAGCACACGGACTTCTTGCCGGCGCGGAAGTGCGCGCGTCCACGGTCGAGCCCTCGCTGCTGGTACTCGCGGGCTACGAGCACGAGTCCTCCGCTTCCGTGAGCGCAAGCTCACAGTCGGCGCAGACCGGCTCAGAGTCGGCGTACTTCTCGACCTGCTCGTTGTCGACTGGCTCGTCGCAGAAAGGACAGGTCACGTCGCCTCCGGAAGCGGTCGGTTCAGCTGCCCGACGATGCGATTGACGACGGCGACCGCGACGTCGTCGAAAGCGTGCGCGATGCCCGTAGCAAACAGGAACACCGGTGTGTTGCCGCGGCTCCGATTGCACCGCATGCACGCGGTGAAGAGATTATCTGTCGCGTTCGATCCTCGCCGGCAACGCGGCGTGAAGTGGTCGAGCGTGAGCGACTCCTTCGAGCCGCACCAGAGGCAGCAGTGGTTATCGCGAGCGTAGATTCGGTGGCGACGCTTGGGAGTGATCCACTTCGAGCCCTGCCCGCGGTTGCCCGCGTTCTTGCCGCGGGCCACTAGAACAGCTTCAGTTGGTTCTTCGACCCTTTGCTCTTCACTGGAGCAGGCTTCGCGCCACAGCGCGCACACACTTTACTTAGCATGAGATCAATCATTTCTGGTTTCGACTCGTAGTTGTTCGGCCACGGCGGCGGCTCAGGACCTGGCCACCACATCTTCGCGTTCGTCCTGAATCGGTAGACAACCAGTCGGTGTGTCGCTCCGCACCGAATGCACCTCAGGGACTGCGGAAGCTTCACGGACGTCAACGACATGTCGGACGAGAGCGCGCCCGAGCGGCGTCAGGCGATACTCGGTTACTCGACCATCTGCAGTGCGCGCCGTCGGAACCGCGGCGCGGATCTTCAAAAGGATCTCAAGGTCTCGTTGCGTAAGCACGGGTCCGCGACCACTCGACTACTTCTGCCAACCGGAACCGCGGTTTGCCAGACGGCATGATGTGCGGGCAGCCGCGCTCGACCATGTCGCGAACAGTCGGCAACGATAGACCGAGCTCGTTTGCTAGCTCGGTCATCGAGAGCCATTCCTTTTCCGGCTTCGGGCGGTTGATCTGCGTCACCGCGCGCTCGAACTCTTCGCGCACGATGGTGCGGAGAAATTCGTCAAGCTGCACTGCGGAACCTCGACTTGGTCCCGGCGAATTCGAGTTCGTCATTCGGCACGAGCCACAGGAAACCGTCCACCGATCTGATCTGGTAGACGCGCGCGTTCGCCGCGCGAACGATGGTTCCGCGATAGCGGCGACCGCTCTCGCTCACCCAGGATACCCGACACTCGGATTGCTTCGTCATGCTGCTGTCCTCCGTTCCAGTTCGCCCAACGACACTCGGATTGCTTCGTCATGCTGCTTTCCTCCGTTCCAGTTCGCCCAACAGTAGCTACCGTTACCAGGTGAAGCAACAAAAAAACACCCATTGCGCGGTAAGCAAGGTTACCGTTAGATATATTCGTGGCCAGTTTCGAAGATATACAGCGCGCGGTTCTCGAGTACGTGCGCGATTACATACGCGCGCAGCTGGTGGACGCAGGCTCAGTTTGCCGAGCGTCTCGACTGTGAGCCCGACTACGTGAGCCGCATCGAGCGCGGACGCGAAAACATGACCATCGCGTCGATGGTTCGGCTGTCCACGATCTTGGACGTCGACATCGTGCAGCTCTTGGGCGGCGAACGGAAATAGTTCTTTGCCTTCGCGTTGGTAGCGATCGCGACCAAAAAAGTTCTTGCGTTGGCTGGTAACGGTAGCTACCGTTACCAGCCATGACCAAGCTCGATGAGGCCATCGACCGGGCTCTACGCGCATCTACGCCTTCGGATTCCGAAGCAATTCGCGAGGATGCGGCAACCGTCGCGAAGGTCTTAGTTCGCTGGCACGGGGACGGCGCAGTGCGCGTGCTCGAGCTCGCGGCCGAGCTCGCAAAGGCAGCGGTCCGACCGTGAATCCGAGGAGCAACGACCATGAACGAGACACAGAACGAGACACAGAACGACCAACCGACGCAGAACGATTCGCAATTGGAGTCTACGAGCAAGGAATCCGAGTCCTCGGCGAGCGCCGAACCCGGGAGCTCTATCTCTCAATCAAACTCGGACTCGAAACCGGAGACAGTGCTCGTGCTGCGGACATGCGACGCTGAGCTCCGAGCGTACTGTGACTTTCAGTGGCCAGCGTCCGGGCCAATCGAGGCGCCGGACTTCGATCAGAAGCCATGTTGCGGCCACGGGCTGCATGGCCTGCTCTGGGGTGAGGGCGACGGCGCTCTGCTCTCCTGGGATGACGACGCGAAGTGGCTCGTCGTCGAAGTCGACGCGAACACCATCGTCGAGCTGTCCGGAAAGGTGAAGTTTCCGCGCGGTAACGTCGTCTTCTGCGGCGACCGCAAAGGAGCGACCGACTACATCAACGAGCGCAGGCCAGGCGCCATTGTCGGACTTTCAGTCTCGGCGGGCGCCTTAGGCACGGCGACCGCGGGCGACAGCGGCACGGCGACCGCGGGCGACAGAGGCACGGCGACCGCGGGCTACAGCGGCACGGCGACCGCGGGCGACAGCGGCACGGCGACCGCGGGCTACAGAGGCACGGCGACCGCGGGCTACAGCGGCACGGCGACCGCGGGCGCCTTAGGCACGGCGACCGCGGGCGACAGCGGCACGGCGACCGCGGGCGACAGCGGCACGGCGACCGCGGGCTACAGCGGCACGGCGACCGCGGGCTACAGCGGCACGGCGACCGCGGGCGACAGCGGCACGGCGACCGCGGGCTACAGCGGCACGGCGACCGCGGGCGACAGCGGCACGGCGACCGCGGGCGACAGAGGCACGGCGACCGCGGGCGCCTTCGGCACGG